AACCCAGACCCTTGGGGAGTCGGGTCAGAAGATACTCGATGAGGGAAACGCCCTACGTGAAGGCTCGGCCAGTCAGGTACGGGACGCGCTGGGTAATCCCCTGACTACGGAGGGCATGCGTGAGTACGGGGACTTCGACATGTCGAAGCTCCAGGGGGTCGATGCTGAGGGGCTACGCTCCGGGGCGGGCCTATTCAATATGGACCCGATGGGGAACTCCAAAGAGATACAGGACGCCACCTACGGACTCCTGCGGCCCCAGCGGGAGCAGGCTATGTCGGGCGAGCTTCAACGGCTAGCTAGTCAGGGCCTCACCGAGGACTCCCCGGCCTGGCAGCGGGCTATGCTGCGCCAAAACCAAGCCGATACCGACGCTCAGCTCAAGTCTCTCCTGGCGGGTCAACAGGAGTACGGGAACCAGTTCCAACGGGCTATGGGTCAGAACCAGCAGAACTTCGGTCAACGGAGCGAGGCTGAGAAGTTTGCCCTGGGCCTCCGCGGTCAGCAGTTCGGAGAGCAAGCTACCGACATCGGTATGGACGCCGCTGCCCGGGAGCAGCAACTCAATGAGGCTATCACCCTACGTCAGCAGCCCCTGAACGAGCTTCAGCAACTGATGCAAATGCAGTCGTATAGCAATCCCCAGTTCGGCAACTTCGCCGCCGCTACAGGGGCGAAGGGCACTGACTACCTCGGGGCCGGGAAGCAACAGAGCGCGGACGCCCTGGGGGCGACTAACGCGGCCAACGCCGGTAAGGCGGGTGTAACCTCGGGGATCGTCGGCCTAGCGGGTGCGGCGGCGGTAGCCTTCTGATGGAAGTCCTACAATTCTCCGGCGGCGTGGACTCCCTAGCTTGTCTTGAGCTTCTCAAGAACAAGCCGGGGCTAGTCGTACTTACCGCCTCCACCGATGGGGCCTACCCCGAGCGGGAGGACTACCTCAAGAAGGTCGCAGCGTACCATCCTCACCTGATCTTCCAGGAGTGCTACCGGGATCGACACCTAGAAATGTACGGTCGGCCTGTAGATGTGGTCCCCATCAAGTTCACGACCATAGGTCACCTATTCGGCTTGAACCCCATCAAGTACCAACCCTACTTCGAGTGTTGTAACCGTAGCCTGTGGTACCCTATGGAGGTCGCTACCCGTCAGCTAGGTGCCAAGGTAGTCTACCGGGGCCAGCGGGGGGAGGACGCCCTCAAGGGCCCGATCAATGACGGGCACGTAGAGAACGGAATCACCTATAGGTTCCCCATTCAGGACTGGTCCCGGGAGCGGGTGATGGAGTTCGTCAACTCGCGGTGTAAGGACCTAGTGCCCCCCTACTACGGGAAGGAACAGACATCCCGAGACTGCTGGGATTGTACCGCCTACCTACACGAGAATATCGCTCGCATTCGTAACTTGCCCCCGGAGAAGTACAAGGAAGTGGCGGAGGCCCTAGACGAGTGGCGGCGGGACATTAACGACGAAACAAGGTGGTAATATGGCCGACCCTACAGCCCTGGTAGACCCCACTGACCCCTACGGTCAGAACAAGGCTAAGCGTCAACGTCAGATAGCCGACGCCTTGCGTCAACAAGGCGAGGCTCCCGTGGGCGGAGGGGAAATGGTTAGCGGCCACTACGTCGCCCCCGCTTGGTCTCAACAGCTAGCTAAGCTGGCTTCCACCCTCGGTAGCGTCTACGCCGGTAGCAAGGCGGATACCGCTGAGGAGGCCTCCAAGGCTAAGATTGCCGAGGCTACGAGTCAGTGGGCGGGATCGGCCCCTCAGAGCGTACCGGCTCAAGTTATGCCGGGCGAGACCAAGGAGGGCCTGTACGGCCCCGAGACATTCGGCCCCACTACCCTCTCTGCAGCTCAGCCGGTTACGGGCGGGCAGGTACTCAAGCACTCCCTGGCTGGCATGCAAATTCCCGGGAATGAGAAGGCCGCCCAGATGTACCAAACGGGGGCGATGGCCGATATGTCCCGCGAGGATACCCAGACCCATCGTACCGAGCAGGCCCAGCTTGCGGCTAAGGCTAAGCTGGAGAGCGAGCAAGCCCAACGTCAGCACGACCTCAAGCAGCTCACTATGCGGCTGGAGGATCGGGGCCTGGACCGGGGCTTACAGGAGAGTCTTAAGCAACAGCAGTTAGCCCTCCAGGCCCAGATCGCTCAGGGGAACCAGGCCCTCCAACAACAGGGCCTCGCCCTACGACAGCAAGGCCTCGACATTCAACGTCAGGGCCTAGAACTCAAGCAGGAAACGGCTAAGACCAAGGCCGACGCTAAGGCCAAGGAGGTTGGCTTGTCCGAGGCGGGTATCGGGGATGCCATTAAGGCCCTGGATAAGGCCAAGGATACTGCGGCTACAGGGTACCTAGGTGGTATAGTTCAAGAATATGCGCCGGGGGGTGCCTCCATAGTCAACGATTGGAGGGACAAGGCCACCAACGACGCTATTCAGAAGTTGACCTATTGGACGGATGAGATTCGTCACGGTCGGTTCGGCTCAGCCCTTACGAACAGTGAGAAGGCTAGCGCGGCCCAGTACTTGCCCGGCCCTTACGACAACCTTCAGCAGACCAAGGACAAGGCTAACGGGTTGCAAGCTATTCTCAAGCTCAACGCTCAGCGGCTGAAGGGTACCGCCCCTATGCCTAAGGAGTTAGGGGGCCCCGAGGGCACTCCTACCACCGCCTCGTCGGGGCAGGTAACTCAAGCCCCTGCGGGCGCGGGACCCGTGAGCGTCCGTACCCAGGCAGATGTAGATAAACTCAAGTCGGGTACCCGGTTCACCGGCCCCGACGGCAAGACCTACACCAAGGACTAATATGTTCAAAGGCGCCACTGCGATCCCCGACGCACAGCCCCTTACCTTCAAGGGGGCTACTCCGGTGGCAGAAGCCCCTGCCGCTCCGGCCCGTGTCAAAAAGACCCGGGAGGAGATACAAGCTGAGACCGACGCCGATATGGCCCGTATGGCCGACCCTACTGCAGGTATGAGTCGGACTGAGAAGTTTCTAGTGGGAGCGGGGGCGGGGATGGCTAACGTAGGGCGCGGTATCCGGTCCCTTGCGAATAAGGCGGGGCTGCTAGACGAGGAGGCCCAGGCCGAACTCAAGAAGGATCAAGAGGACCGGGACCTCTATCAGAAGTATCACCCGGGTGGCTGGGCTACCGCTGGGGAGGTAGTAGGGGAGGGTGCTGCTACCGCCCCGATAGGCGGGGTGGTAGGTATGGGCGGTAAACTCGCCACTACCGTAGCGGGTAAGGTGCTCCCCCAAGCGGTTCCGGCCCTAGCCCGGTTCGGTGGAAGCGTAGCCGGGGCGGTAGGGCGCGGGGCCGCTGAAGGCGCGATTAGCAACGTAATTACTGGCCCTGAGGACCAATCCGTACTCAAGAATGCCCTTACTGGGGGTGCTTGGGGTGGCGGGGGTACCGCAGCCCTCAAGGTAGGCGGTAAGGCTGCGGAAGGAGTCCATCAGGTCTTTAGCTCAACGGCTAGGGCAAAGGGTGCCTTAGAGAAATCGCTAGGCAAGGAAGGTCTCGCAGAGGCGGCTGAGCAGATTCGTAATGCCCCCGCCGGTGCTCTCCCCCAGACGACTGCGGCCCGCGCTGGTAACGCTAAGCTGGGAGCCCTAGAGCGTGGCGCCCGTAGCCGGGGCACGTCTGACTTCATAGCCCACGACAAGGCGGTGGATAAGGCCGCTTGGGATCAGCTCCACAAGATCACTGAGGTCCCCGGGGGCGTGGAGAACCTGAAGGGACAACCTAACGCGATTTATGCCGAGGGCCAGCGTATACTCGATAGGCTACCCCTAAGCCAGAACAACCGTGCCTCTATTTCAACGGAAGTCGCCAAATTGAGGAATCACAATGAGGTCATCGCTAATCCCGAATTGGGACGGGAGATTGATCGCATACTTGGGGCAGTGGACAACCCTAATGCTACTCTGGGCGTTCTCCCGCAGCTCTACACCTCTCTGGACGCGAGTGCTGCTGGCTCTTCTGCGATTCGTGAGGCCAAGAAGATAATCAAGGATGTGGCTGACGACCGGAGCAAGGGTCAATTCTCCAATGTATTGGAGGGCTACGGGGCGACCAAGGATGCCGTAAGGGCAGCGGAGAAGTCCCAAGGTCTACGGGGCGTGTACGCCGGAACGGCGGGGCTAGGTGAGGTCCCCGCTATGAAGTCCAAGCCGCTACAGGCGGGGTTGGAGAAGGCTCTGCCTGACCTTGACCCCGAAACGGCGGCGAAAGCCGACCAACTAGCCAGTGGATTGAGGAACCGCGAGATTTACAAGGCGGCCAACTCTCCTGGGGCTACCGAGTTGAAGAGCAAGGGGGCCGGCCTTGTAGGGGTCGCCGCTATGGCCATACCCTCTTGGAAGGTCCGTATGGCCATCAAGTCGTCTCTTAGTGGGCTTGACGAGACGGCCACCCGTAAGGTAGATGAGGCCCTCCTCAACCCTCAAGAGTTCCTAAAGATGGTGGGTAAGAAGCGTGCTAGCGGAACGGGTCTGACTACCTGGGAGAAAGTGGTAGATGAGGGATTACGCGGGACCGTCAGAGGTCTTGCCATTGAGGAATAATCATGCCACGTGACGTTTCCGGTAATTACACGCTCCCCCTCGGCAATCCCGTCCAAGGGGGAACCACCATTGACGTGAACTGGGCCAACCCGACGATGAACGACATCGCGGTACAGCTTAATAACGTCTTCACCCGCGACGGCCTGCTGGGCCCCCTGGCCCCCTTCCGGGTAGTGGATGGTACTCTACCTGCCCCCGGTCTGACCTTCAACTCAGAGTTGGGCTTGGGGCTGTACCGCGAAGGTCAGAACGTGATGGGGATAGCCATCAACGGTGTAGCCGTAGCTCGGTTCACACCGACAGGGGTGGGTATAACGGGGGGTATAGCTAGGGATGGGATTCCCATTGCCGAAGTACCTGTGGGCACCCTTCTCGACTTCGCAGGGTCTACGCCGCCGTCAGGCTATCTGCTATGTAACGGCCAGGCGGTATCCCGTATCACCTATGCTGCCTTGTTCGCCGTGATCGGCGGAACCTGGGGCGGGGGCGACGGCTCTACCACCTTCAATCTACCCGACTTGCGCCGACGCGTCACCGTGGGGGCAGGGGGTACAGCGGTAGCGGGACCGGCAGTTGCGCTGGGAAGCCTCGGCGGCGCAGAAACTAATGTATTGACCCTCGGCAATATTCCCTCCCATATGCACGGAATCATTGACCAGGCGCACCAACACGGCGCGTCTGTCGCGGGAAACACCGGCACGGTTAGTAGCGATCACAATCACAACTTCGGCACTAACGAGGCGGGCTGGCACCAACATAGGCACCAAGCGGCTTACCACCCCCAAGTATGGCAAGGATACCAAGAGGCGTATGGACAATACGGCGGCGGTACGGCTGACGACACCGGCTACCTTATGTATACGGAAGGCAGTGGCTCACACTCACATACGGGCGCTACCGGCTGGATGAATCAAAACCATAGCCATTACTTCGCCGTGAACATAGCAACCGATTGGCGCGCGACAGGCATCAGCGGTACTCAGTACACCGGCTCGGACGTTGCGCACAATATTATGCAGCCCAGCGCTGTTGTTAACAAGATGATCAAATACTAATATGATACTCGAATTTGACGACAAAGAAATGGACCGCCTATTCAGGGCATTGTCCCAACGTCCGTGGGGGGAGGTAGTCTCTCTCATGACTAGTATAGCTAAACAGGTACAGGAGCAACAAAATGCCCGGAATCAATCCAATGGCGCTTCAGGAGTTGACCCAACGAGCAGCCCAGGGGGACCCGGGGGCAGCGGAGACGCTAGCCCAATTGGGATACAGCCCTGACGGGCAACCCATGGCGCCCCCGGGCGGTATGGCGCCCCCTGGCGGTATGCCTCCTGGAGGCGGCGGGCCTCCTGGTATGGGCGGGGGCCCTCCGATGGGCCCAGGCGGTCCCCCGGGTGGAATGCCTCCCCCCGGAGGCGGTGGGGGTATGCCCCCACCAGGAGCGGGTGGCCCTCCCGGTATGGACCCCCGAATGATGCAAGCAGCACAGATGGCCCAAGGGCTCAGGAGATAACCATGAAGATCGTTTTACTTGCTTTGGCGGCCTTACTGGCCGGTTGTTCCGCGTCCTTCGGGCGCGGAGGTTCCGATGTCGACATCGACATCCCTGAAGTGCGGATCAGCATCGGTCAGGACGAGCACCGGGGCCGGGTCCACCTTCAGAGACATTGGGTTCAACGCGGTACTCGCTATTGCCAGTACAGCAACGGACAGACGTACCAGCGTCACTGGCGTTACGAGTGCCCTCGTTTTTACTAGGAGGCATATATGAAGTGGCTTTTCCTTCTCCTGATGGTGACTATCACCAGTATGGCGGCCGCCCAGCCGGGGCCCCCTGGTCCTGGCCGGGACGGACCCGGCTATGGTCCGCCCGTATGGGAGCGTGACCGTATCCGCCCCCTGAGCTGCGAGGAATGGCGCCGGGACGCTAGGCGCCACCCTTGCGTTCGGGTCCCTCCCCGTTGTAGGTATCGGTAATGCCTAAGGCCCTCCACGACAAGCTGGACAAAGCAGCTAAAGCGCAGGGCCTGAGGGGCGACCGCAAGGATGCGTTCGTCTACGGAACCATGCGCAAGACCGGCTGGGAACCCGAGCGTGAGCAGAAGCGGAAGTCCAAGGCCACGGTGAAAGCCCTACGCAATAGGTGACCCTATGTCCGAACAGTCCGCGCTATACGACCACTCCGACGAGGTAATCCTCCCCATCATTGCGCTGGAGGCGGGGTACAATGGCGCGGTCATCAATATCACTAAGGACCTCAACCTATACGTTCGTATGGGGGGTTCTGACATCAATGACGGGTACACCAATACTGACCAGCACGCCTTCAGTACGGGCACCCGGGCTTACGAGGAGGCCAGCCGATACACCACCAGTAACGGCGCCCAGGTCATTATCAACTTGGACGTAGGCACCTTCGACCCTATTACAGCCGTGGGCTCCATATCGGGGTCGGCTCCGGTTCTCATCCGGGGCCGGGGGGCGAATCTCACCTCGGTAGTCAAGTCGGTCGTTGCGGTACCCGGTAACTCGGTGGTACTAGCCGACGGTGCGCGCCTCCAGGTAGAGAATTTTAAGGTGGGCGGTAACGGTCTAGGCAACGGGCTAATGTCTACCAACGGCGGTACGATCACCGTAGGCGTTGGTATGGACTTCGACTCCGTTCAACCCGATGGCGGCTCACATATGTTTGCCGCTGGGGGCACCATATACAACTATGAAGATTACGTCATTAGCGGCGGCGCCAAGAACCATATGTCCGTATGGGGGCCCGGGTCCGTTATAGAGGGTGGAGAGTCTACCGTTACGGTTTCTGAGCCCGTATCCTTTACTGGGGCTTACGCCGACGCTGGCTCTGAGGGCTATATCTACAACTACAATACTACCTGGGTCAACAAGGAGACGGTTACAGGTAAGCGATTCTATGCGTACCAGTGGGGGTACATCAATACCGAGAACAGCGGCCTAACCTACTTCCCCGGGACCATCGACGGTACCTGGGACACCGGCGGTCGGTACGATACCATGGGCGGGGCGAACCAGGGCCCCCCGGGCGTGGCGGGTCCTATGGGCCCCAAGGCGTTCTCATTACAACTCCCCGTAACGGGCGACGAAGTGGGTATGTTCTTCGCCAAGTCGGCGTTGACTATTACCCAGATCAACGTGGTGGTGAGGGGTACTACCCCGGGGGTGACGTGGTCCCTCCGGTACGCTACCGCCCGCAACGCGGTGGGAACCCCGGTGATCACAGCGGATACGGTCACGACCTCTACCGCTAACAACACCATCACTACGTTCAACAACCCGAATATCCCGGTGAATAACTGGGTTTGGCTCAAGGTAAACGGCACCTCCGGGGTCGTCCTTGAGTTCGACATGAGCCTTCAGTTTTAACCAAGGAGATTTAACATGACTCTCGCATACAGCGTAGGCGTCAACAGCGGTCGGCTGGACGCAATCGAAACCGTCATCGGCGTATCCGCCAAGCTGCGGATATACACCGGCTCGGCCCCCGCCGTGGGCGCGGCATCTACCGGCACCCTGCTGGTGGAAATGACCCTGCCCTCGGACTGGATGGCGGCGGCGGGCGGCGCGGCCCCGGCTACCGCCAAGGCCAAGCTAGGTACGTGGTCCGGCACGGCGGTCGGCGCGGGTACCGTGGGCTACTTCCGTATCGTCCCATCCGCCGCTGCGGCCGGGGCGGCGGGTGATATTCAAGGTACCTGCGCGGCCTCCGGTGCGGACATGAACTTCGACAATGCGGTGATCGCGGTGTCGCAGGTCGTCACCGTTAACACCTTCACGCTGACCGCCGGCAACCAAGTCGCGTAACGGGGCCGTGTGGCCACTAACCTACTTTGCATTGACGACCAGTGCTTTGTCCACCCCACGGCGGGCGACAAAGCAACCAGTCTGCCTAAGGCGGTTAACCGGGTTGCGTCGGGTAGTGAGGTAGAGGGCCACCTGGCCTCGTACTGGGGCGGTACGGGGAACATCCTTAACCGCACGGTCACCGCCAGCGGTCTTGCTGAGAACCAGTCATACTACTTCGGGCGGTTCACTAGCAAGCCCCTAGCCGCTCAGACTTTCCCCGCTCAATCTTGGAACTGGAACGTCATTGTAGGGGAGGGGGCTACCCAGGCCAATACGTTCATATGGCCCGTCATGTATGTGTGGCGGCCCTCGAACAATACCGTAGTTGGCTACATATTTGACGCCTCAGCTCCTGCTGGCTCGGAGATACCGGCCACCCCAACTGGTGGAACTCGCAACTTCGCGGGAGCGTCGGTCACTTGCTTAGAGGATGACCTACTGGTCGTAGAGGCCTGGATGTCGGGTACGCCTAGCGCGGCAGCCCACCTACAGACCTGGCGCCTAACGGCTAACAACTCGGTCATCGTATCGCCGTACACGATAGCCTGGAAGCCGGACACCATCCTGTTCTTCCAGGAGACTGTCCCCGCTATCGTTCCCACGGCGGGGACCAAGGTCAGCCCCGCCTTCCTGCCCAAGGCTAATCATACCAATAGTGAGAAGAGTGCTACGGAAGGGCTGCTGACTACTACCCTTGTCCAGAATCCGCTAGGTCGCACAGGTAACGCGCTAGCGATAACCGGTGAGCAGTCTATTTACTGGGGGCGGCACTCCACTCCTCCGCTTGCTGCTCAGACTATCCCGGCTCAGGAATGGTACTGGGGGGTATCGTGCGGAACGCAGAAGGCTGATGCGGTATTCTTCCACTACCCTGTATTGTATATCTGGAGGCCCTCTACTCAGGCGGTAGTGGGTTGGATATTCGATGGTTCAGTTGCGAAGGGCCAGAAGTGGCGTAACGGCATAGACCCTCTGATGAGTCAGAGGTTCACCGGGGCGGCGATTACTACTCAAGATGGGGATATACTCTGTTGCGAGGTTTGGAGTGTAGGCACTCAGGGCACTGCCGTAGCTTCTGCTCACATGGTATGGACCACGGCTCAGAACTCTAGCCTTGAGTGCCCCTACATTATCTTGCCCCAAGGCGCAGTAGCTCCTGCCAACGCTACCCTGGCCGTAACGGAGGACCCCGATACAATCTCCGCCACGGCTACGGTAACTGACCCACCCCGTACCGCTACCCTGACCGTAACGGAGGCCCCGGACACTATATCGGCTACGGTTGTAGTTACACCGTTACCAACCAGAACGGCTACCCTGACCGTGACGGAGGCTACGGATGCACTTGACGCCGATGCTGGCTCGGTAAGCATACCCAAGATCGGTACACTGATTGAGGATTTTGAGGCCCCAGCAGATCCAGGTAAATGGGATACTACAAACGTACTCAACGGCACCACCGTCTTTCAAAATGGAGTTGGCGAGTTCTCGGTCACGTCAACGGTTAACGGCACCCATGCCTCCCTCATTTCTGTAGGCGATTTCTCACTCAAAGACAGCGCAGTCTTTTGGAAGGTCGTTCGCCCCACCCGGTGGACCGCTGACGTAGGGGGTGGAGAGTTCTCGCTTGCCATGGAGGCCCCCGGAGACAACCGTGTCGACTGGACGATCTACTCCAATGGCGACATTTCGATCATCAAGTTCACCAATAATGCTTGGGGACAGGTCGCAGCCATAGACACGGGCTACTACAGTAAGCAGGATACCTATAGGTGGCTAAGAACTCGGGAGACTGCTGGGACGACTTACTTTGAATCGGCCCCCAGTACCGCTTCTAACCCACCCCTAGAGGGCGATTGGGTCGTAAGGCACTCTGCCCTTACTAACACACTGCCCATCAACGCGGGCATAAACAACGTCAAAGCTGTTTACCGGGTTTGGGTAAGCAACGCCGCGATAGGGGCGATGATCCAGACCGGGCAGATTGACGGGTTCAACACCGCCGCTAGCGCTGCCCTATCGCCTGCCCTAGCTACCCTGGCCCTCACCGAGGCCCCCGATACCGTTTCAGCTACGGCCAAGGCCCCAGCAGGGGCTACCCTGACTAGGACGGAGGCCCCGGATACCATAGCAGCCACAGCGGGCGGTACCGCAGGGGCTACCCTGACCCGTACTGAGGCCCCCGATACGATAGCCGCCACCGCCTCGTCGGGGATGACGGCTAACCTGACCCGCACCGAGGCCCCGGACACTATTGTAGCCACGGCTAGCTCGCCTACAGGGGCGAACCTGGGGATAACGGAGGCAGGGGATACCGTAGTTGCGGCGGCGGGGGCGGTAGCTACGGGGACCCTCACACTTACTGAGGCCCCTGATACCATCGCGGCTACGGCCCAGGTACTCCCCTTCCCTACCATCACCGCTAACCTCGACGTACAGGAGGCCCCCGACCAAGTAGCCTCGGCCTCCGGGTCACCGGCTGCGATCGCGGACCTCGCCAGGACGGAGGCCCCCGATACCCTGGTTGCTACGGCTAGCTCCGGGATTGGGGCCTCTTTGGCCCGGACAGAAGCCCCGGATGCTATCTCTGCCTCGGCTCGGGTAGTCGCGGGGGCTAGCCTAGCGCGAACGGAAGCAGCGGATTCTCTAGCCTCTTCCGCAACGGCCCCGGCGACCGGGAACTTGAGCAAGACAGAGTTTAACGATACCCTCAGCTCTATCGTCCGGTCGGTTGTGGTAGGGGCCCTATCTATCCAGGAAGCGAATGATACCCTAGCTAGCGACGCAATAGTGAGGTCGGGGGTAGAGGCGGGCCTAACGGTCACGGAGGGTCCCGACACCCTAGAGGCTACGGCGACGGTGGCGGACCCTATCTCGTACGCCAACCTGAACGTCACGGAGGCCGGGGATACGTTGATGGGGTATACCCATCACGCTAAGAAGCGGGTGATCCTCATAACGTAGAAATGGCCCCCGGAGGGGCCATTTAGTCACTTCTTAGGTGGCGGTTTCGGGGGTTTCTTTTTCGTACCCATACCGTTCTCCTAGCACTTGTGGGTTGGCTTCGGCTTCGGCTTGTGCTTATGCTTCGGCTTCAGCGGCACCGGGGTCGCCGGTGGGTGGATACAGGCCGGCATCATGATCGGCGGAGCCTGCGGGGGTAGCGCCTGTACGACCGGGGCCGCGACAGGCGGTGAAGGCTTTACCCAGGCTTGAAGCTCGGGTTGGCATTTCGTGAAGGACCCGGAGGACTTGTGTCCCCCGTTCCACGAGTAGCAGGTAGGCTCATCCGTGAAGCCCCCGGCGGTGGCGCCGAAGGCTACCAGAAGGCCCCCCAAGAGGGCCAGGTGTTTCATTTGTGATCCCATGTTACGGCCTTGACTGCCCACATCTGAGCGGTCTGGGCCTCGGTGATTGCGACGGAGAGCATCCGGGCCACCTCCGATCCGGGGGCCTCGTTGCGAAGGTCGTTGAGGGTGTCGATCACATCCGCGAACTTCCCCTTGATCTCATCGACCTTGGAGTTGTTGCTCGGGTTGAAGGTCACCCCCACGGCCTTCTGGCCGAACGTGAGGCCGCTCATTTGGACTTCCCGATGTTGTCCCCGATGATCGCGGAGTTCATGGCGCCGAGGCCGCGAACCGCGTCCATCATCAGGAGCATCAGTTCACCCTTCTCCTGCGGGTAGGCGTTGCCGTCGAGCGATTGCATCGCCATGCCGATCACGCGGACGTTTTCACGGACTACGCAGGTGGGTTCGACCTTGGCCCCATTAAGACCCAGTCCCCAGCCTGGACCAGCGAGTCCCAGTCCACCCGACGCGCCGGTACAGGGACCGGAGGCGGGGCCGGACATCGCGATGCCGGGCACGTTCTTGAGCCGTTGGGTTCCGCTGTAGTGGACGTTGGAGTGCTCCGTGGTCGTACCGGAAACATGGTTCTCCACCTTGCCGGAATAGGTTTGGCTGGAAGTGGAGTTCGCGTTGATCGTCTGGCTGGTGGGGCCAGACTGGTCGATCACGACGACGTTGCCGAGGGCTCCCGACTGGGAGGTGGCCTCGGCCCCCGCCGCCGATTGAGCCTGCGATTGTGCGGTAGCCTCTTGTGCCCCAGCCCCGAAGGACGCCAACAGGGCTAGGACGAGAATGGTGTGTTTCATGGTTTCCTCTAACTGTTAAGAAAAAGCCCCACCAGGCGGGTAGCCTAGTGGGGCCCGGTTCACTCAGCCCCTAGATCAGGGGTTGATGAAAACGAAGCCCTTCAGCAGGCCGAAGCTGCCCGAGGCCGTCGAGGTGCTGCCGCCCAGGCTCGCACCGGATTGCTGGGCGAAGCCCAGGGAGCCGCCGGTTTGGGTGGCGCCGGCAGTGTCTTGGTGCTCGCTGATGGTCGTGCCGCCTTCCGAGTTGACCGCGGTCAGATTGCCCGAAATGCCGGTGGAATTGGCGGTTTGGGTGCCGCCGCTGACGCCGAACAGAACCGAGCTTTGCTGACCACCGGCGACTGCGCTACCGCCGCTGGCGGAGGTTCCGTTGGCGCCCGCGACTCCGGCACCGATGTCCAGAGCGAATGCCGAGGTAGCGGCCAACAGGGCGAGAGCGATGAGAGATTTTTTCATGATGGATTCCTGATTACACGTGTATCCCGGGGACTGCCGGGCCAGTTTGATCCCTCCACAGGGTTCAATACTTGATTGCGATGGCGAACAACGCCACCGTAACGCAAAGGACAAGGAAGCCGCCCAGCGCGGGGCGGACTTGGGCGGGAGCCGGACGATAGCCTGCGTAGGCGTAGTTGACTCCCTTGGACACACGCCCGAATCGGGCGGTGGTAAAATTGTGGCCTCGCGGCAGGGTGACTTTCATAGGGTCCTTTAGGTTTTGGATTACTTTCGGCGTAACCGTATCTTACTCGAATTTTTGGCGGGGGGGCGATTATTTTTGGTTAGTGTAAGCACTAGTAGGTTCAGAGCCGTCGCTGTCCAACTTCGCCATAATGTGGTTAATCCGGTTCAGTTGGTCGGCGTCCACTCGCTGGGTAGCGAGCCACATGGTAGCGTAGTCGATCACCTTGATCAGGTCCTCCACGAGTTGACCCTTATGGGGGGCCCTCTCCGCATACTTCGTGATGTTCCCGGCGTACCAGTTGAGGTTCAACCGGATCGCCCGCTCGTGATGCTGCTCCCCGTGAGCAGTCTTGTAGTGCGCGCCTTGTTCAGCCATTGTAGCTCCTAAACAGTTTATCAGCCTCTTTGGTCGGGGGGCCCATAACAACCAGGGCCTCCCTCGCGGTTTCGACCACGTACCGCATCAGATTGTTACCCATATCGACTTCTCTCATCGAGTACAGGTAACACTCGAACATATCCGCCCAAGCCAGGCACTTCTGCTCGACAGGAGTGAGCTGGAGGGGGGTCCCGTTAACCATAGCAAACTCCCGCTCGGCCTCTAGGCTGGTTTGCTTTAGCTTGGGGTATTTCTTCTTGCCGGTATAGGGGATGTCCCCCGTTATCGACTCGGCCAGGTCGTGCGTCAGCGCGGCCTCGACCAGGTGGAGGTTCCCCGGCATGATCTCGCGGATGATTAGGGCTACCCCCCACGAATGGGCGGCTAGGTCCTGATCCTTGAGTAGGTTCTGCGTATGGTACCGGCGCACGGCCCCGGCGTTGTAGAGCGTTTTGAAGTTCATAATTCAGAGTATATACGATTTTACGGGGGGAGGGGGCCGACTATAGACCCCCGGGAACAACGTGAAATAGAGGCGGGCGGGCCGATTAGAGGGGCCCCCGTAGGGTACCCCACAAAATTCGGATCGCGCCTCCTAGACGGCTTCCTTGGGCTTATACCGGCGCTCTAGCCATTCCTTCGCCGCACGCCGCCAGTCGGTAGCGATACAGTTCTGGACATACTGTTGAGCCCACATCTGATCCCCCTTCTTATGGGCTTCCCAGGCCTGCGAGAGGGGGGCTACCACACCGGCGAAGAATGCCGTGCGGAGGTCGTACTTGGGGTCCGTCCAGTAGCGGCAGTCCGCATCGAAGTCCTGGCGCTCGGTGGGATCGTTGAACAAGGGGACCGGGAGGACCTTGTGTTGAGAGTACGGGTCCGAGTCAGGGTCGGAGATCACACCCAGGTCGAATAGCGGCCAGTGCTTCTCGTACACGTGGAGATTGTTCGTGAACTGGTAGTAGGT